GGGTAGCTGCTGATAATGGAAATATAATGAAAATATCATATAACCGTTATAATAATTCTTATGACTTTAGAGTGTATGAAGAAGGCAGAGAACAACGAGCAACATTCGAAAGAGGAACAGCTAAAACAAGAGAAGAAGCTATGAAACAGGCAAAAAAAGCTAGCGACACACATGAACATTCTGGTATAAGACCAATAAGAATTCCATACGGCGCAGCCTTTGGAAATACAACAAAATGGAATAACAATGATATGTATGCATCACAACCCAGAAATGTAAAAGGCTCAAAAAATGAAGCTTCTAAAAAAGAAACAAAAGATTGTACTCCACGATTGACAGCTGATACAAAGATTAAATTGAAAAATGTAGTAGAAAATAAAGTTAAGGAGAACGCTTAAATCCTTGTAAACAAGGTTGACCGAGCGAGATGTGAGTCGGTCGTAATTTTAGAAATCGTGGCTTATAGCAAGTTGATAAATCCGATAGGACTAAAAGCTATCGGTAAGCGTGAAGTATGTAGCAAGTGTATCTATGGGTAAAGACAGTCTAGCAATGATATTGTTATTAATTGAAAAACAATATCCGCTAGACGAAGTTATATGGTATGACACAGGTGTGGAGTTTTCTGCAATTTATAAAAATGCAGAAAAATTAAAAGCCTTGCTTATTGCAAAAAAAATACCTTTCACAATTCTTAAACCAGAAGAATCATTTATTTATTCTATGACAGAAAAAACAGTTCACAAAAGAAATGGAACGATACAAAAAGGTTATAAATGGTGTGGTGGTTTATGTAGGTGGGGAACAACACACAAAATAAGTGCTATTAATAATTATTATAAAAAATACCAAAACGAAATAATAATAGAATATGTTGGCATTGCAGCAGATGAAATAGACCGAATCGAAAAAGAAAGAATAAAACGCAAGACAAACACATTTAAAATCTATCCTTTGGCAGAACACGGAATGACAGAGAAACAATGCCTTGAATTTTGCTATTCACAAGGGTGGAATTGGAACGAAGAAAATATAGAGCTTTATAACATATTAGACAGGGTGTCGTGTTGGTGTTGCAGAAACAAAAATTTGAAAGAACTCAAAAACATTTATTATTATATGCCTCGTTATTGGGAAAAATTAAAAACACTTCAAGAAAAAATAAAAATACCATTTAAACCAAAAGCTAGTATTTTTGATTTAGAAGAAAGATTTAAAAAGGAAGGTGTGCAAAATACATTGTTTGATTAAAAGACTATAACTATATGAGAGAATTAACACCAGATACAAAGATTAAAATTAAAATATATCCAGATTTTGAAGAAATATTAATAAAAGACCAAGAATTAATAGAAGATGCACAAAAATATAATGTTGGTGATATTTCAAAAAAAACAGGGTTACAAAAATGCATGGTAAATGGTCGGATTGTTTGGTTATTACCACATCAAAATGGAAATTTCACACAGGCAAAAATGCAAAAAGCAGACTTAAAACTACTAGCGAAATCTGCAAAAAAAGCAAAACCAGATGGTAAATTAAATGCGCCAAGTGTAAAAGAAGCACAAAATTATTTGAATTACATGATAAATACATGGAAAACACACCCTGTAAAATCTCCTTTTTTTAATAATGCTAGAATACGATTAGATCGCATGAGTTATAATCATTTATTTCAAACAAAAGGAAAACAAAGATCACCTCGAGAAATAATAGAAAGGGCAGAGTGTTTACCTTATGTTCGAGATATCTTAGAACGCACAGGAAAACCTGCAGAACATTTAATAAGTGGTGGTAATGAATCATACTCTGTAATTGGTAAAGCAAACATAAACGGGACTGAACAAGGAATAAAAGTTATTATCTCTAAACACACTGACGGGCGATATTTTTATCTTTCAGTATTTAGTTTAAAAAAAATATAGGTCCTTTACAAAAACTCTAAAAGAGTGAGGCTGGCGAACCAGCAAGAACGCAAAAGACCTTATAGTCAATATACCATACATCCATAGATAAGTCAAACAAAAAAGACTATATAGGTATGGAAGTAAAATGCAAAACACAACACACACTACCCTTGGAAGATTTAACAGAGTTTCAAGGGAATCTCAAAGAACGAGATAATGTCGATATTGGCAAAATCATCAAGTCAATTAAAAAGCACGGGTTCTCGTTCCCTTTCTTTGTTTGGAATCATGATGCAATTAATCATGTATTGGACGGTCACGGAAGACTACTAGCATTACAACAAATGGTAGCACACGGGGAAAATATTCCAGAATTACCAATTGTATATGTAGACTGTCGTGACGAAGCCGATGCAAAAGAATTGTTACTTAAATTAAACAGTCAATACGGAAAAATGACTGCAGAAAGTATAAAAGACTTTCTCGGAGATTTACAAATTGATTTTACAGAGTTAGCAATTCCTGACGGATTCCTGGACCTTTCAACTTTGGAAGAACCCAAAGAAAAAACAGACGACGACGAAGCTCCTGAAATTGACTATGAAGAGCCAGCTCAAAGCGAACAAGGGCTAGTATATGAACTAGGCCCACACAGATTAATGTGTGGAGACAGCACAAGCGCAGAAGATATGGCAATTCTTATGAATGGAGCTAAAGCCGATTTAATCGTAACAGACCCACCATACAATGTTGATTACGAAGGAAGTAACGGAAAAAAAATCCAAAACGACAAAATGGAAGATAACTCATTCTTAAACTTTCTGACTGCGGCATTTAAAACAATGCTTGGAGTTCTTAAAAACGGTGGAGTTTATTATATATGGCACGCAGATAGTGAAGGTTTTAATTTCAGACAAGCGATAAAAAACTGTGGTGGTATTGTTCGTCAATGTTTGATATGGGTTAAAAATAGTCTTGTTTTAGGTCGCCAGGATTACCAATGGAGACACGAACCTTGTCTATATGGTTGGAAAGAAGGCGCTGGTCACTATTGGGAAGGAGCTCGTGATTTATCCACAGTAATAGACAACAGACCAAATTATAAAACAATGAACAAAGATGAACTCATTGAAGAAATAAAAAAACTTCGAGGTGACAATATCCCGTCAACGATTATCTACGAAGATAAACCAAGTAAAAATGATGATCACCCAACAATGAAGCCTGTCAAACTTTTTGAACGATTAATCAAAAACAGTTCAAAGGAAGAGGACATTATTCTTGACCCATTTGGTGGAAGTGGAACAACTATTATTGCATCACAGAAATTAAACAGACACGCAAGATTGATGGAACTTGACCCAAAATATTGTGATGTTATCAGAAAGCGTTGGACTAAATACGCAAAAGAAAACGGTCTAGAAATTGGTAGTGGAGGATTAGAATAAATGACAAGAAAAAAACTTAATCGAACACAGAAAAGACATAGAAGAGATGCAAGATTTTATTGGATGGGGTTCTGGTTTTGCTGTCAAGAAATAAAAGAATTGCCTTTATTGAAAAAAATTAAAATCATCTTTTATATTTTCAGCCCACACAACAATACCAAAAGAACTAAAGTTATAACAGAAATATTAAAAACAAAAATAAGAAAATAGAAAAACGAGAGGTAGTAAGCATGGCAAAAAAAATATCAAAGAAACAAGTGCTAGACGCGATTCAAGGCTCTTGTGGAATAATTTCTAAAGTGCAAAGAAAACTCAAAGCTGCACTTCAAGAAAACTTTGCGTGGGAAACTACAAAGAAACTTATTGAAAAATGGGAAGAAACAAAAAAGGCATTCCAGGAAGAAAAAGAAGCTATTCTTGATTATGCAGAAAGTAATATTCACGAAGCAATCGTCTCAAATAAAGATATCCAAGTATCAAAATGGTATTTGATGACTAAAGGTAAAGAGCGCGGCTACGAGCAGAATAACACCTTCCAAATTGCAAATGATGAACCTTTGAATATTAATTTTGAAGGGGCAAGGTTAACTCGTGAAGAATTGCTAAAAGCAGATAATATTGAAATTGGTGGTCTTTGTGAAGAAAGCTCTACCGAATGAAAATGATTTAAAAGTATTTGAACATCAAAGACAAATTGTAGATGGACCGCACACATTACCCGAAGTAGAATGGTTTATTCTTGCAGGTGGGTATGGGTGCGGTAAATCATTCTCCATTGTGTTATGTATTCTCGATATTGTAAAAACATACAACGGGCAAGACATAAGTGTGGGAATAGGTTCAATCACAATTACACTTGCAAAAAAAACGATATGGAAAGATTTATCGGCAATTCTTAAAAGAAGCAAATCAAAATACACATTCAACAAGCAAGATAATACGCTGATTATTGGAACAATTACTTTTTTCTTTATTGCCATAGAACAACCAGAAGATATTTATGCATACAATGTGAATATATTTTTATGCGATGAGATAGACGAATTGTCACAATCTAAAGTATTGGACGCCAACAAGGCAATCCGCGAACGCACAAGAATTATGCTGCCTGATGGAAGGAATCCTTATATTATGTATTTTACAACGGTCCAGGGATACCGTGGACTTTATAATGTTGTAAAAGAATTGTCACGAACTAAACAAAAATACTTTCTTGTTCGTGGAGAAACTAGAAAAAACACAACATTGGCAAAAAGTTATATAGATTCACTTTATGCAATCTATGACGAAAACGAGCGCATGGCGTATCTTGAAGGAAGATTTGTAAACCTTCGAGCAGGACGAGTATATCCTGATTTCCAAGATTCAACTTGTTTGTGTAAACCGTTCGATATTGGTGCAGAATACATTGTACAGATAGGACAGGACTTAAACAGTGGATTTTCAAAAGGCGTTGCACTTATTAAGAAAGACAAAAGACTATATATAGTGAGAGGTTGGTCGTTCGTAGAAATCGGTCAAGCTCCACAGATAATGCGTAGTACATACATAGAAAATGAAATCGAGTGGTATCCTGACTCTGCAGGAAAAGAAATCTTAAAAGGTTATAAAAAAGAAATTATAGACTATGGGATTCAATGCAGAATTGGAAAGGTAAACCCTAGAGTTATTGACCGTGTTTTTTATATTAATAAGTTATTCAGAATGGGGTTATTAGTTATGTTTGACTGCCCCGAAACTTACGAGCTGAAAGAAGCATTAAAAACAAGGCAATATGACGAAAGCGGAAAACCTGAAAAAGGAAAAGGTGAAAAATCACCAGACCACTACTGTGATGCATTGGAGTATGTAGTTTACAGAATTGTCAATTCAGATCCTGATTTTATGGACCTTAAAGAATTATCAAGGGAGAACATGAACAAAAATGGCCACCTTCAAATCGCTTAGTGAATCAGAAAAAAATGAATCCTGGAAAAAAATATTCGATGTATTGGCATCTAGAGAATCAGACGAAATAACGAAAGATTCTGCAACAGAAATAATACTAGATGCAGGAGAACTCCAAACAATTAGAGATACACTCTATGAAGAGGTGAAGTCCAATCTCGGAGAAGTTCAAAGTTTGGACGAAATGAAACAATCACTAGTAATCGATACAAAAAAATTAGTAGATACATCGCTAACAAGAGCTAAAGAAGAATTAGAACTGATGAAAAATCAAGGCATTGTTCAAGATGGCTATTACAATCCTATTAGTGGAATAGGAACTTCTATTGACCCAGGCATTCACACAAAATCATTTATTCCTGTTTCTATGTCACCATCAGAAGCAACTAGTTATTATGCGAGCGGTGGCATTCCGACAAAAGTAATTAATAAAAAAAGTGGATGTTTGAACTTAGATGGTATTAAATTTGAGGGTAAAGATTGGAGTCCAGAAGAACTCACACAATTAGCCGATTATGCACAAGAATGTGGATTTGCAGAGGCAAAAGCTCAAGCAGATGTAAATGCACTAATTTATGGTGGGGCTATTGTTTATCCAAAGTTTGAAAATGACAATCCAATTTTGACACAAAAAAATATTAATGAAATATTGGCCGCACAAACTAAAGAAAAAGATTTTATTAAATATTGGGTAAATGTTGACAGATGGAATTGTGTGTTCGTTCCTGAAACAAATATCACACTCCAAGATTATATGTACGCCAAGTCGGTTTTTATTCCACTTGGTGGTGAACGAGTAAATACACAACGCTGCGCAATGGTTCGACCAAACAAGCAACCGTTCTGGTCTGCAATTGCTCAAATGGGGTGGTCAACTTCTGACTTTGAAGGTTGGATAAAAGACTTTGAGAGTTACGCAATTATGAAGGCTTCTTTGCCAATTATGGCACAACAAATGAGTTTGATGTATCACTCCTTTCCTGCTGACGGATTAATAATTGAAAACGGTCCAAAGTATGCAGAACAATTCTTCAAAAAGAATGAAGCAGAAATGAGAGATTGGTCTATGCTCAATCCTAAAGCAATAAACAGTGTTGGAGAAATTAAAATCCTTGACCGTACATATTCAGGATTTAAGGATTTAATTCAAGAATCAAAAATAGCCTTTGCTGCGGGGTGTGGAATTCCTGAAAGCGTTTTATTTGCAGAAAAACCAAGCGGACTTGCAAGTGATAACTCAAACGATGTTGAACTTAAACAAAGTGAAACAATCAGATTGTTATTTAATAACATAGCACCAAGTTATAAGAATTGTATTGAATTACTAGTTTATTCCTGTTTTGGAAGAAATAGTGAGCAAGCTAAAAAGGCTAAAAATGTGAGAATTGCTCCAGACACAGGAATTATCGTATCAGACCAGGACAAAGCACAACTAGGACAAGCGTTTGCAGCAATTCAAGGGCAATTAATCGGCACAGGTTGGCCATTGAAAGAAGCTGTTACAATGGCACAGAAGTTTGTACCTTCTGCAGAAATCGACGATAACATTATGGACACCTTAACACAAGGTGAATCAGAAGGAATGGACGAAGACCTGTGGAATAAACTCAACAGAAATAACGGGAATGATGGAGGATTTGAAAATGAACAATTATGATATTTTCAAACGCGTAATGGAAAAAAAACACGAAGCAATGAAATCTTGGGATGAAGTTGTATTTGAAGCTGAAATCCCTCTTAGAAGTTGGATGACAGGAATAATGACTTCTAATCCCACAGATGCAGAATTAAAAGCAATAGCACCTGTTCTAAATACAACATTTGAATGGCTCAAATATGGCAAATAAATACAGTGGTTATATTTACGGACCAAAGACTGTAGCGGGATTTAATCGTATGCAACGGTTAGGATTCCCTCGTCCGATATTTTCTGTTGAAAATAAGATTAATACCCACCTTAAAAAAGCGTATCAAAACTCGATTAAAAAAATTCTTGATGATTTCTCTAGAATTGCACAATCTACGGGGCTAACACAAGATGCCGACATCAGTAATAAAACAGCGGACTTTTTTAACCAATTGGCAGAAAATAAAGATTTGAACCAAAGAACATATCTAGTTATGGCAATGAACAACTTACAAAGAGAATGGGAACAAGCAAGCCATTCCTCTGACTATGACGAATATTCAGAGGAATGGAAAAAAAAACTAGATAAAATCTTATTTGAAAATCAAAAGGATTTTTTGACCCGTCTTAACAAAGATGCATCGGATAAGTTTCAAGCTAGAATAACAGACTTCTCTATTGATAAACAACAGCTTTTTAATCAACACATGAAAAGGATTAGAGAATTATATCTTGATAATTCATTAGAAAGAATTCAAGGCGAAGAAAACGAGCTTAAAAGAGAATTTCTTAAAAAATTAAATGCTTACATTATCGGAGATACAGAAACACTTGATGTATTGGAAATAACAAAAGAGTTGCTTAATGATTGTGCTAGAATGGCTCGTTTCTTTGCTCGTGACCAAATGGCAAGGTTTAATAAGGCTGTAACAATTGCAACCTATGAAGATGCAGGAGTTACCAAAGTAAAGTGGGTAACAGCACAGGACGGAAGAGTAAGAAATTCTCATGCGGCTTTGAATGGCCAAGTGTTTAGTATAGATAATCTACCATCAGAATTAAATGACTATAATTGTAGATGTGGTTTAATACCCGTTGAATATAGGGAGTAAAAAAAATAATGATTCAAGAAATATTAAATATCCCTGCTGTGTGGGGAATAATTTATATGGTGGTTACTGCCGCTGTTGTTTTTTTGTTTTGGATATTTAAGACAAAAAATGTGAAGTTCAAAGATGTAGAAATCATTGAAAAGACACAAAAAGAGCTTTATAGAACCGAAGGTAAAAATACACTCGACAATCAATGTTGCAATGCTCACAACTTAATAAAAACGATTTGGATTGATTTGTTTGAAACAGGAAAAACAATTTTTAACATAACAGATTCAAGGGATTTATTTCTACTTGAAGATATAACACATTTGATAGAATCTAAATTAAACTACGAAGTCAAAAACGATTTGACAAAAAATCACATCACGGAGAAATCAGACTATGAATTGACAATGTACTCCGAAGCCAAAGCACACGGATACTACAATAGTGTGAAAGCAAGTCTTTATTATTATAATAGCCAATTACCCGAATATAACCTTCCTGACATCATGGAAAATATCACAATCGATGATTTTATAAAAACTTTTAAGGCAATCTATTTTGGTGCTTGTAAAATTGCAGGAGGAAAACAGAATGCTTAATCCACAAACACAAGCAGAAAAATTGACAAAGATAAATCCTAAAAGACTTCAAGCAATTGCAGAATATGGGTGTTGTGCATTTGTATTGCTTTGGTGCTTGGGAATAGAACCTGATGATATCAAGGCAATTGTAACACTCGACAATATGATGGACGCAAAAGCACTAGATAAGGAATGTCTTGTTTATTGGGATAAGGCAGTATCGTATTTAACAGGACGCAAATGCAATGTAATTAAAGAAAATATTACTACAATAAAAAACATAAAAGAAAGAACACCTGTCAGATATGAATATAACGGACTATCGCATTGGGTGGGTGTTGAAGATGGAGAAATCAAATTCAATTCACTCAAAAGAAGTCAATGCGTGGAATTTGGAGAACCAAAAGAAATGCGAATATTAAAGATAAGCGGAGTGTAATATGGCAGAAGTGACAGACAAAGAATACAACAAATGGAAAAGCAGAAGATGGCTGATTACATTGTGGGCAATGCTGATGGTTACATTCATTGTTGTTTTTTCAATGATTAGAAATACAAGTGATTGGGTAACTCTTGCTACAACATTAGTTGCTGTTCCTGTTGCTTTTACATCGCTTGAAACCTTGAATAAAAGGCACATTAAAAAACAAGAGTTTGAAGGAGATAATGAATGAAAGCATATTTAATAATGGGATTGATAATCCTTGTTTTATTAGTGTTAGTAATAATTTTTATAAAATGTTTAATAAGTTCTTCAAAGAAAAACAAAGAACTTAAAAAAAAACTTCAAGCAAGGAATGAGAATATAAAACAATTACTGATACATTCTGAACAACTTGTAACAATAAGCCAGAAAAAGACAGATGTTTATAAACAATTAGCGGAGGCGAAATCGGATGAAGAGATTAATAAAATTATTGCTAATCTTATTAGTTCTAATAACAATAAGTTGCAAAAGCACACCACAGAATAAAGTAGAACTGCCACCAGAACCACAAAGGCAAATGCAAGAAAATCCCGAAACCATACAAGAATATGCGTTTTTTGTGGCTTACTTAGAATTCTTAATACAAGAATGGGAAGCATGGGGAGAGACAGCAAAACAGGCAATAAAGGAGTAGCCTTCCTTAAAAGGTAGAGCAAGGTACGCTTCCAGCCTTGCTCGTTTTTTTTGAGTTATTCGGAAAAACAGAACAACTCAAAAGACTATAAAGGTATGGCAGAATTAAAGAATATCAGAATAGCAGTAAGTGGAATTTATGATTATGCATTGGAAGAGATTCCAAGTTTAAGATTACCAATGCCAGGACACGGTGCTCCTGATTGGGTTGAAGAAAAAAGAATTTATAAAGTTTATAGACCCGCTGAAACCTTAAGAAGAGCTTGCGACAAGTTCAAAATGTTACCTTTGACACATCATCATCCACAATCACCTGTTAATGAGCAAAACTTTAGAGACTTAACTATCGGATACACAGGGGAAAATCCATTTATTGATTACATCAAAGATAAAGATGAAGTAGGAATCCGTAGTAATGTTATGCTTTGTGACCAGGAAGCAATGGATTCATACAATCGTGGCGAAATACAACTATCACCAGGATATGTAGCAGACTTTGAATGGAAAAAAGGAACAGACCCACACGGAAATGAATATGACATTGTTATGAAAGAAATAACAGATGTAAATCACCTTGCGTTATTACCATCAGGACGCGGTGGAAGTTATGCGGTTGTTTTGGATGAAGCACCAAAAAGAAAAACAATTTTTGAACGCGTACAAGGAACGGTGTTTGACCGTTACAGAAAATAAAAAAGACTATAGATGTATAGGAGATATAGCATGAAGTTACTAACAGGTTTATTCAGAGCTGCTCGCCGAAGATTACAAACAAAAGATACAGACCTTGGAGAATTCAGAGTAAAAATCGAAGAATTAATCAAATCCAAGGATTCTATGTCTGATGATGAAATTGTAACAAAGGTTGAAGAGCTTAAAACAATGACAGAAGACCTTCCTGAATCAGACGAAAAATCACAGTTAGTGCGTTTCTTGGAAGACTTCAAAGAAGTCAAAAATCAAGATGAAGCAACTGCAAAAGAAGCAGGAAAGGCTGTAGCTGATATGTTCGAAAAACTCGATACAGAAGCTATGAAAGATTATCCAGAAACAACAGAAACAACAGAAGAAGTTGAAGAAGTTGTGGAAGAAACAGAAGACCCTGAATCTACTGACACAGCAGAAGAAGTTGAAAAAGTAGAAGAAGAGGAAGAAACAGAAGAAGTTGAAGATGACGATCCAAATAGTGAATACACAATGGAAGAAATCTATCAGTTCTTTAAAAAACGCGCTGCCGAAGATGAAGAATTTATTTCTTTTATTAAAGAAAGAATGGCAGAAGATGACGGGGAAAAAGTGGACACTTTAGGTGAATATGCAAAAGAAAACATCAAAGAAGATGTTGAAAATATCACACAAACTAAAGACCACGCTCCACAAATTAAAATTAATTTAGGAAATACAAATAAAGGCGGTATTGCAAGTTTGTATAACCAAATGAAAGGAGGGAGATAGTGGATAGTAATATGAATCTTTCTATCGGTTTCAAAGGTCAGATAACAATTGCTGCACAAGCAGTGCCAATGCAAGAAGGTTATCTTAAATTAGGAGGATGGGTAGACGAAAGTCAAACATCAGGCTTGAAGTTTGGAGTTGTAGTATCTGCAGACCCAGATACACCAAATAACTTTGTAGCAGGACTAACTAGTGGGAATGTATTCCGCGGTATTTGTATCTTTGATGATGCAATTGCAGCAAATAGCCCTGCACACCCTACTTCTTATTTAATCGGTATGCCTTGCGCTGCACTTGCACAAGGGTTCTGCTTTGTTAATGGTTGGGAAAAAACAGCCACAGGAGCAATTGACCCAGTTATTGGCTGTAAAGCAATCTTTAATACTTCAACAGGAGCAATAGAATTTGTTGCAGGTTCAACAGAAAGTGCTCCAGAAGGATTTGCATTCATACCTGGATGTACAGTTAAAGATATTGATGAAGACAACGGTGCTTTATTGTATCTAGCATAGGAGAGATAGAATATGATTATTAAAACACATTCTAATTTTAAGAAATTAGGTCGTGTTGTTAATTCAATACTTGCAAGCAACCCTAAAGCTGCGGCAGCATTGGAAGATGCAACACTTGAAATCGGACCAGCAAATGACAGAGCATACGGAATCCCAGCCTCTGCAGTAGCACACCCTTTATATGTAGGCGATAGTGCAATGCTTGGTGAATTAAAAGGGTGTACTCCAGCAATGGAAGCATTATTCAAAAAGAATGAAGCAAACATTGAAATGCATCCACTTTATAACACTATGACACATAAATATGACATGGTGGTAAAAAAATCAACATTCGTTGGAGACTCTGGGGAATATCTAGCAGGACAGGCTATCTCACCATGGAATGCTTCTTATTTCTCAAAAATCTTCAAACAGCCATTGTTGTACAGCCACGCTCGTGACATGGTAAAACGCGATGCAGGAACAAACCCTTGGGGTGAAGTAATGAACTTACAGACAGCTGCATACAGTGGATGGGCTCAACTTGGTGGAGCTGGTACAGTTGCAGCTAACTTAAAGAAAAATATTAATGTACAGGCAGGATTAATGACTGCTCAAATTATTAATATTAAAGTTTACTTCAACTACACAACAGAAGAAATGCAAAGATCAACAGGTGGAAATGGTTCACCATTTGCAGGTCAATTAATGGCTGAAAAACCAAAATATGCACAGTATGTACTCGATATGATTACAGACTATTTAACATATTACGGTAATGATGAAACAAACACTATCGGATTGTTTGATGTAAACGGTGAAACAACATGGGCCGAAGACACACTTGCAGAAATCTCTGCAGATACAAGCAACACAACACAAGGTAGTACAATGTATAAAGCATTGGCTTCTGCTGTTCGTAAGTTTATGGACGATGCATATAACAAGTTTGATATCGTGCGCGTTGCAATGGCTCCAGCTGCATATAACTTGTTGACATCAACACCATACTCTGACAACTACGAAGCAAAAGCTCCACTTGCAATCTTCAAAGAAAACTTTGAAGCAGGTATGACAAAAGATGGTGGCAAAGTAAAAATTGAATTCTACTCTGACCCATTACTTGCGGCAAATACAGTATTCAATGATGATGGTTTAGACCGTTTAGTTATTACTGCTCCAGAAATTGGTGCAGGACCAAACGACGATAAACAGGACTTGGTACTTCTTGGAATTCCACTAGAAAACTTTGCATATCCTGTATATCCAAATAGTTATGACCAACAGCACTGTGTTCTACGCAGATTTGCTGGTGTATTTGCTCCTGTGTCACAGGCAGTAAAAGTTTATGCAGGTTTTGGTGTAGCACCAAGTGCATAGTTTATAGGACTGTCAAAAGGCAGTCCGTAATAACTTAGGGGATAAAATCTCCTAAGTTATCTTATTTCATAAGAAAAGGAAGCAACATGAAATATATTCAATCATTCCATCAGTATCCTGTAACATTCAGTACAGTAGATATCACAATCCCAGCAAAAAATGCACAGGGAGAGTCTAGAAACATTTGCGAAATTTCAGAAGAAAAACTAGAAAAATTGCAAAATGGAGAGCCATTGTTCAGAGCTTTGGTCAATAAAAAACGCTATCGTATTTTGAACAAAATGCCTGAAAGTTACAAACCAGCTGCAAGACAGATTAATGAAGCCCTTGCAGAAGTTGAAAAAACAAAAAAAGAACTTGAAGCTGCAAAAGCTGAACTTGCACAGTTGAAAGGTGAATCAACAGTGACAACTGAACCAACAGTGACAACTGAACCAACTGTAACAACTGAACCAACAAATACTGAACCAACAATGACTGAAAAAAAAGCAATTGAAGATATGACTTATCCAGAATTGCAAGCAGCAGTAAAAGCTCTTGGTGGAAGTGCATCAGGAAAAAAAGATGAATTAATTAAATTCTTAAAAGAAAAAGAAACTGAAAGCACAGCCAAATAAAAAGGAGAAACAATGACACGCATAGATTTTGTATATAGTTCAAACTTTCCAACTCTTACAGATGACCAAATTAATATGGCATATACAGAAGTATGCGTGATTTTTTCAGGCGTTAAGGATTTATGGGGTGTTTTGGATGCAGAAACAAGAGATTCAAAAAGAACACTTTTATTAAATTTATTAACTGCTTGGTATTTAGCAGACACCAATCCAACAGCAGTAGAGGGAGTCGTTTCTAATGGTGGAATGGCTCTTACATCAAAAAGCATAGGTGGAACTTCTGTATCATTTGATGGGATAGATGCACAAGAAGGTGTTAAACAACTTAATACTAATGTGTTCGGACAAAAAGCCCTGATGATGATACAAAGTGCTCCTGAAAGGTTTGGTGTGTATGGCTAGTTTTGATATTAATGCAAGGGTTAGAAATTCGGTAGATTCAAAAAAAATCCAAGATGTAGTACAGAGAATGAAAACTAGAATCTTGGTCGGATATCCGAGTGGAAGAATCCATGTAGAAGATGCTCGTCTTGAAAAAGGCAATTCAGAGCAGATAGAAACATCAGAACTTGCTAAACAGCTTTTTTATGGCACTGCGACAATTCCTGCTCGTCCATTCTTGGAAGATGCAATCAGAGAAAATAAAGACGAAATTGCAGAAACTCTTCAAAGTGAAGCACAAAAAGAATTTAATGGGGGACAGGCCAATTGGAGCAAAGTCGGTTCAATGGTTGTGGGAAAGGTTCAGGAATTAGTAAGAAGTGATTACTACAAAAATAGTATTCCTAACAGTCCGAAAACAATCGCATTAAAAGGGAGTGATAAACCACTTATAGATACGGCTGATTTAATCAATTCTACTACATTTATAGTGGATAAAGGAGGTAAAGAATAATGGCAATATACGGTGATATGCTCCTTTACTTTCCAGTGCAAAAAATAACCTTTACTGTATACCAACAAACACCACTAATAAATGGTGGGTGGGAAAAAGTGGAAGGGTCAGAGCTTATAATAACAGGTATTCATCAGAACACAAAACCAACACAAATAAAAGACGGAAACGGGAATCTTGTTGTAAGTTCTGGTTATGAATTATGGTCACACACAGGTGGATTAAATAATTATTTTACAGTTATCAATGGATATGTATATAGATTACTTTCTGTGAACGATTGGAAGACAGAAGGTGGATTTTATAGATATTCGTTAGACAAGGTGGTGGGTAATAATGGACTTGAATCAGACAACACTGCGTGGAATCTTGGCGCAAATTCTTTCAGTTGATGAAAAGTATGTTGTTCCAAAACAGGGAAATTGGTGGAATCCACAAGAAAATCAAGGGAATATAAAAAATTGGTGTGCGTATGTAATTAAAGAAGGCAAAGGCAGAACTGTGCCATTTTACCATTCTGAAAACGGACAAAACTATGCAACACAATTAAAAATAACTACGATTGATTTACAATTTGTAGGCCCAAACAGTGAAGACATCGCCAATAGCGTGTCTTTTTGGTATTTAAGGGAAGATGTCAAAGAACAATTTGAACAAGTACGAGGTTCAATCTTGCCATCTGATGCAATCGCAAGGTCAAGCGTTTTTTACCAAGACGGAGGAAATACTGTTCTTGCTTGGAATACGCAAATCAAAATCAAATGGTTTCAATTAATCGACACACAACAAGGAACAATGCCACTTATTCAATTAAACGGAAAAATTAATCAATAAATAACTATATAGGTAGGAGGAAGTAATAACATGAACTTTCAAGGATCAATCGCTCAAGAGAATGTAAACTTCCCTATTGAAACGGTCATAGAACCATTGGCAGGGGAACAATACTCTAGAGCACTTATTTATATTCCTTTATCACAAGTAACGGAATATTTAGGGGGAATGGCAGATAGTCCATCTCCAGGAGCATTAATAACATTAAACTCTAGTAATTTTGGAACAATTACAACAGGAGCATTAAATAGTTACTTAGTGCCATTCTTTGCAGAAGCACAAGCTGCATCAGTAGGAATCGCTGTATATAACGACACTACACCAGAAGAACCTGCAGAAGGTGAAGAACCAGAAGTTATTGAAAATACTTTGTCAGAAGTATATCAAAACACAAAATACTGGGCTTATTTCAAATTTGGTGTATGTTCTGCAGATAATTATACAGCATTGCAAGTAGAACTTGCACAATTATGTGCGGCAGATATTTTGTACAGTGCCTTGTGGATTGGAACATCAGACCAGAATGTTCTAACACAGTCATCTGCACTTGTTAGCCAATTAAAAGAACAGACAGGTGTAAGACACAGATTGATTTACAATCCTGACGAAAACATTAATCCTGCAATTGCACAACTTGGAGCAACACTTGCTACTGCCAATGCAACAGGAACACCTGTCGGAAATGACATTGACATGAAGGCTTTTAATTCTATTGGACCATCAGGACAACTTGATGCAGAAGGTAACAGACAAAATCTGTCTGCAACAGAAAAGGGAATCCTTGATAACCAAAAAATAGGATACAACACTTATGTTGGAGACGGAACAAGTAATGTAGTTACAGAAGGCAGTCTCTATAATAATGGAGACCTTGTAGGTGCTGAATGGGTAAAAGCATACATTACATATATGTGTAAAGTAAGAACTGCAAATCTAATTACACAAGGAAATAAATTCAGAAACAATGAAACATATCAAGCAATTTTGTTAATTTTGCAAGATGTTGTGAATAGATTTGTGACTTTTGGAAGATTGGCTAACTTTAAAATAACTGCTCCTGTTTTTTCAAACTTGATAAAAACGGGTGATACAATCGTGATAAATAACGCTTGGCAAGCAGATTATATCGACCAAGTAAGAAGCGTTACAGTCTACGGTGTGCTTTATGTACAACAGCCAACTAGATAGGAGAATTAAATGGAACATTCAGTTATAGCTGCGGGGCAATTTACCGCAACATTAATCCATCCATTGTGGAATGATGGAACACCAACTACTATAGATGGGTTCAGAATGGAAGGACAGATGGTCCAAACACAACAAGCAATGGATAGTTCAAAAGTTATTTGTCTTGCAAACGGTAACACAATCTCTATTACTAATAATAACGGAGCAGGAACATTGACATTTAATGTTGTAAAAACTGCAACCGCAGGAGATATGGTTAAAATTGCCAATTTCCTAAGAAGAGCTGGTGATAGTGTTGGTGGAATTATCAGAATCACACAGGAAGTCAACGGAACTACAGAAGCAGTAACATTTGAAGCCTGTACAGTTAAATCTTGCCCACCTTTGAATATCCAAGGTAATGATGCAGCTGATTATCAGGTAGTATGGAACTACGGTAATAGTTCAGAAGATGACTAAAGGAAAACAAAATGGAAGCATTGAAATTAACTAGAAAAGATTATAACCAAGGATTGGAAAATCTTGCAAAAGGATTTGTTAATAACGATGAAAATTACTTATCATTGTTTGAGGTTGAATTCCCAGACGGAATTAATACAACAAACTCTATAGAAATTTGTAGAGTTATTATGGATTCTTCACTAGATGCAAAAATTCATTTGATGAAGATTTGTATTGCAGGAAAAAATGTAAAAGTTAAATGCCCAAACGGAGAAGTTGAAAAGTTTTGCATTTCTAATCCAAATGATAGTCTTGAAGGGTTTCCTTTATTCAAAAAAGAGCCACTCGCAATAAAAGCTATTAGTGACAACATATACGGGTATTTATTAAAAAAATACATAAGGCTGCCACAGGCCCAAGCGACAGCCAAGGAATAAAGGAAGTTCAAATACAAAAAGCCATAGAAAAAAATATGCCAAATGGGTATCTATGGCTTTTTTACACTTTCAATAGAGAATACAGCCGCCAACCCATTGATTTAGACGATTTAATCGATGGGTTGTGTTGTATATGGGCAAAAAACGATGTAATGGAGATAATAAACAATGAGTGATGAAAGCATTGGTGGATTCTTTGTAGACCTTGGAATAAAAACAGATGGCAGTATTGAAAAAGGAATCGGACAATTTGAAGGATTGACAAATTCGGTCAGTCGATTAATAGGAACAATACGCAATGTTTCTGCCGCTTCTTTTGCATTGGCAACTGTAACAAGTACAATGGAGACTGCAGAACTCCACGCAGCCGAATTATTAAATACTAATGCGGAAACACTCACAATGTGGAAAATTGCAGCATCTACAGCAACTGCAGATTCTAAAGGGTTTATATCTTCATTAACAAGTCTTGAAGAAAAAATGCAAGGTCTTAAGTTTGGAAAGGTTGATCAAGGCCTTGCAGAAAGCCTAAGCAGATTAAACATAGGATATCAACAACTAGCAGATATGGATTTGACTCAACGGGTTAAATTGATATTTGAAAGAGCAACAGAACTACAGGACCAGGACCAAGCAGAACGCCTTATAGGTCAGATACTTGGTGATTCTGGAATGAAAATGTTTAATTATATGAAATTACAAGGGGTATCTCTTGATGAATTATTATTAAACGCACAACAAAGTGTATTCACAGGAACAGAAAGCAAAATAAAAGCAATGAGTTTCACATCGGAACTTAATGCGCTTAAATCGTCATTAAAAGAATTATCTGCTTTGACAGGTTCGGAACTTGGGGGAATATTTGAACCACTAGTAGCAGGACTAAATGATTTAATCCAAAAACACCACGATTTAATACAAAGTGGAATTATTGATACATTTGGAAAAATAAAAGAAGAAGCTGACAAAGTAGTTCCAACAATAGACAGACTTGCTAAAAGTTTTGAAGAATTGGTAAAAAATGTTACAAAGTCTGATAATTTTCAAACAGCTCTTGATAAACTTAAAAATGGACTTATTGAATTTGGAGCAGATTCAAGTAAATTAATAATGGATTCGTTTCAAGGACCTGTAGACTTTTTTGCAAAATTATCTACTGGAGATTGGCAAGGTGCGTGGGAAAGTTACTTAAATTTCTACAAAACAATGAATGAAGATGTAATTGATGTGTTTAGTAGCGAAAAAGAGTTTTCAGAAAATTATAATGCGTATCAGAAAAAAATGAAGGAAACAAAAAACCTTTCTGATAACAAAGGTACAGGAACAGATGCAGCAGGTTTATTTTTTAATTGGGTTAACGAAAAAATAAATAATATTGATTTTAGTTCTGACAAAATCAATACAGAAGGAATAAACATACCTAAAAGTAATCCAGAAGATAAAAGCTGGTTTAGGCATTATTCTGTTGACGATGGAATCGTTAAACCTAATGGCGAAGTTATAAACATAAGTCCTGATGATTGGGTATTTGCAATGAAAGACCCATCCAACTTAACAGGAGGAATAAGCCCCGAAAGTATTAAAAGTTTAGTATCAAAAACTGTGGGAAGCATACAAAACAATGTAACAGAAAATATAACCGTAAACCAAACTTTTAATATTACAGGTACAAACAATCTGCCACAGACAATAAAACAACAAGTCCAAAAGGGAATATATGACGGTGTGGGAGATTTGCTTCAAAAAAGTTCTACTAGACTTCAATTGATGTCTGGCATAAAATAAGATTGAGGTGAAAAAATGAAAAAATTATTATTTTGTTTATTATTTGGATTAGTTACGGGGCTTTATGCAAATACAGGAATACAAGATGTTTATTGGGATATGCCATATACAAAGCTTTTATTAGAAAAAAAAGTTATTGAAGATGAAATGACAAATGTAAAAGTTTTGATAGAAACAAACAAGGATAATAAATATATTTATTTCTTTGATGCAAGTACTGATAAATTAAAAGAAATATTAATTATTGGAAATAGTACAAAGCAATTTAAGAATAAAGTAAAAACAATATACTTTACAAACTATCGATATGAAAAAAAATCTTTATTAGAGGTAAAAGGAATAAAATGTAACAACTTGGAAATCTATCCATATTTACTTTTTATGGAGCAAGTAAATAATTATTTCAATCAAAAAAGTGGACTTTTTAATGAAATAATTAATGAAAAATTAAATAAATCTCCAAAAGGAGAAATACAAATCTGTCAGTCTACAGAAAATACAATAGCTTTTATTTTTGAAAACATTATAGAAAATGAAAACTTTATAATCTTATTACCACACAAAGGAGAGTAACAAACAATGGACAAGTTCACACAGCTTATATTACAAGGTTCACAATCAGTAATAGAAATGGCAAAAACAATGCTAACCACACCACTACTGATTAATACAGATGCAACACAAGGTTTTTTATTTTCTATTCCATTGGAGACTGAAACTCATGTACAACACATTGCATCAGAAGTATCAACAAGTTTATTAATAAACAAACTTGGAAAACGGAATATAAGTGACAATATCGCTCCAGGTGCGTGGGGTTGGACTTTGACGGGATATATACCAGGGATAAAAGAATTAGAGCCAACGAATTATTATACACCGTTTGTAAGGTTATACAGGGATTTTATAAGACGAGCTGCAGAAAAAGGTTATATTTTGACATTCAAAGATGTAGACAACAAATTGTACAAACGAGTAGCCATAAGTAGTCTGTCAATTGATACCAAAGCAGATTGTAAAAATAAAACACCGTTCAGTATGGAACTGATAGAAATAAATGTTTTGAACGATAGCGGGGAGTATTCAGAAGTAATAAATAATGCATTGGCACAAGGCGGAACATTGGCAGGTTCTGTGTTGAATGTTGGAGCGACAATTGCATCACAATCAATTAGTAAATTAATAGCAATAGGTGATTTATTGTCTGCATAAATGTAAAGGTCACAAATCGTGACCTTTTTTTATTTCAGGACAAAAAGTAAAAAAAAGACTATAAAAACATGAATGAGTGTTATAATGAACCTATGGAATTTGAAAAAACAATTTATAATATTCTTAAAGGTTTTGAAGGACAACTTGATAATGTTACCTTTGATTTAAATTTATTAGATTATCAAGCATACAATGTTACAGAAGTACGATTTATAAGATATCTGCAAATGCTTATAAATGCAAATTATATTGACGGAATAAAAATCACACCAATGGCAGATGGGCGTTTTTATATAAAGGCAATATCACCTACAATAACCTTAAAAGGGTTAGAATATCTTGCAGAAAACTCTATGATGAAGAAAATAGTAAAAATAATAAAAAAAGGAGCTGAATATTCTCTTAATGCCTTATAAATGACTATAGGGGTATGAGAGACATAAAAACAGTTGAAAAAGTTACATTCCCTGATATAGAACTTGTAGAAAATTTTGAATTTACTGTAGTGTCTGAAAATGGGAATTTCAATTTTCATTTTCAGTGGTTTGCTGACAGGTGGAATCTGTGGGTAACACTTCCAGACGGAACTAAAAAGCAAGCGAGTGTATACCCAAATGTTATTAGTTGGACGGGCAATCCACACTATGGAATAGTATTTTATACATCACTACAAGAGATTGATTTTAATTCATTATTTTTGACGGAGTTATACATAATACAATGGCTTTAATTCCTGATTTTAATAGAATTATCAATCTACAATTTTTATCTGCAAATTATTCTCCAACACTTGTCTCTGATATTATCTGCCCTCTTAATGGCAGAAAACCAAATATTGAAATTGTGGGAAAAATAACACCTGATGATATATTAGACTCGTTTAATGTAACGATTAAAAACTTGTACTTAGAAAATCTTTCACAACAGTATGGAAAATTAAGAGTAACTGCTGGGTACAAGAATCAACCAAAGGTAGCATTCACAGGTTCTATTGTTTCAATCTTTCCAGAAAAGCCAAGCCCAGAAGGTTCTACAGTTATACAATGTATAAGCGGAAATCTTGAATCGTGGCTCAATAAATACATAAATGTTGATTTACCGCAAGGATTTACACTAACACAAGCATTATTATTAATAACTCAAAAATTAGGAATAGATGCGCCTTATATACCTAGTAATCTTGCAAGTTTGCAAAGTCAAATACCTTTGCAAATACAGGATAAGGCAGCAGAAGCAATTCACGCAATAAAAAAATGCTTTCCAACA